AGTCTCGAAAGAACCAGACGCATCAGCTACAGCTGCTTCGTTGATTAAGTGTGACGCTTGGTTTTCATACAATTGCGCGATGTTATCTTTTTGGTGACCGTCAAGACCTTCTAAAAAGCCTAACTCGTCCCATTTTTTGATGGTATCTTCTTTGATAACTCTAAGGTGCTTAAGACCGATGTTACCTACCATTCCTGATTCTAATAATGCTCCCATTTTAAAATATTTGGTTTTTGTTTTTTATTTATTATTATTTTATTTTTCCCATTAAATCTTTCATTCTCTTGAATTGTGGATTTTCATAAGCTTTCGCTTCAGATAACACTTCTTGAGATGAAGAACTTGATGGGGTGTTAGAGATTTTCTCAACTACCGATTCAGTTACTGTCATTTTAGTACCTAATTCAGATTTTATTGTGTTGAACAAGTTTTTAGCTTCGTTCATAGTTGAAATTGAATCAAATCTCTTTAATATGTTCAATTTCTCCTGCTTTGTAGTAGAATGTTCTGTGAACAAACGAGTAGCGTAAGCTAAGTTTGCGTTGAACACTGCAACTTCGTTTAATTTCTCCTTGAAAAGAACTAAAGCTTTCTTATACTCAGAATTTTGTTTCTTAAGTGTTTCAACTTCTTCGTTCATCTCGTGGCGACCAGCTTTGTATTTTTTACCTTGGTTTGCCGGAGTTCTAACGTCATTACCGTAAGTTCTTGCCGCTTCAGTAGCTTCAACTTCTTTACCATCTTCCTCAGATTCTTCTTCAGAAACCTCAGTTTCTTCTTCTTCCTCTTCGTCTAACTCAATTTCGTAGATAGTTTCTTCACCTAATTCAGGAGTTTCTTCAGAGTCGTCTCCGAATTCCTCATCCATAGGTAATTCACTTTCTCCACCATCAAGTTTGATGATATACTCGTCATCACCCAAGTCAAGATTAAGGTCATTACCGTCTTTCTTAACAACAATACCATCTTCTGGTTTCATTGCTTTGAAAACTTTTAAAACTTCATCATCTGAAGCTCCGGTCATGTCCATAACATCTTCATCATCTGTGTCTACGTCATCAAAAGATGGTACATCAAGTTCTTCTTCATCATCAGACATTTCGTCTTCAGAATCCATAGAATCGATGTCTTTACTTGGATCATCATTATCAAGGTCATCAACATTTTCAGAATCATCTTCACCTTCTTCATCGTCGGCTACTGGTTGTTCTGACATATCATTTGTTCCCTCTTCATTAGGCTCAGCAGAATCATCTCCAATTGCAGGAGCTGTTTCTTCTTCCTCTTCTTCCGATTCTTTAAGCAAATCATTTAGTTCTTGTTTCATTGTTGAAGCAAGTATACCCTTTGCATTTTGCTTTACTGCTTCTTCAAGTGTTTGAACTTGAAGTAACGCTTGTTCTAAAATGGATTTTTCGGTCATTTTTTTTGTTTTATTACTTTATAAATATTACGGTTTTATGGAAAATTCTCTTTTCTAATACTAGAAACCCTAAAAAATTCATTATTTAGATAAAAATTTATCTAAACCACCCATTAATTTTTTCATTCTGTCATCAAGTATCGGATTTTCCTGTACCGATTCTTGATACTGTTCTCTATCTGATAAATCAGCAAATACATAAGCACCTGGGGTAGATGGTGACGATACTAAATCAAAACAAACTAGTTCAAAGTCTTCCTGAACCACATTTTGACCTTTTACGTTCTTCAATGAACCAACACCACGAGAGGATATACCAAGAGTTGCTCCGTTCATAATTAACATTGCGGCTTGATCTCCTTTAGTAGATACAATACCCATCTTTCTCCAACCAGGAGAAGTGAATAATTTTATTTTACCCATTAACATTTTTCCTTCCCACCAAGTCTCAAGAATTGAATGTGAAACTCTATCTAAGTCGATAAGTGATGAGGATGGATGATTAAGTTCGTTAAGAGCACCACCTTTTTTAATAAGTTGTTGGTATTTTTGGTCTTCTCTTTTAAGAATGACTTCGGGATAGATTCTCCCGTTTTTGTTTGGAGTGTCGTATTTTTGTAAAACGGCATAAAGGATAAGGTCTTGTGAAAAGTCCATATCCCTCATTTCCGATATAATTTTTTTGTTGTCTTCGGGGGAAACGTGTCCAGCATCGTACTCGATTAATATTCCCTTTCCCGTTTCGTTAGGACCTAATATCTTCATTTATAGTTTCTATTAATACTATAAATACATCGATATATAAGTTATTTCTTGTTTTTGTAGAAGTTAAAGAGATTTTTGTTAGATAACCTATCATCAATGATAGATTTAATAATCTCTTTAATCGATAATTTTATATGTTTAGACTTAACATCAAAGAAATTATCAACGTATAATGTGACTTCAAGGTTCATAAATGACCTTTTATTTAATTTTATACCCTTTGTTCTGATATCTAAATCTACAATACATTGAGGTTTAAAATTTTCATTTTTTAAATTATAAATTATTTCTTTAATTCCTCTTCTTGTTTTACCAATTAGATAATCAAAATCATCCGTATCGTTATTAGGTTCAACCCAAGCATTTAATTTTAAGTAAATTGTTTTTAAGTTTTTGAAGTCTACGGTTCCGTATCCTATCTTCACTTCATTGTACTCTCCAAGGGAGATATACTTTCCTGTTTTCATTTATATTTTCATATTATTTTTATTTTATGGTGTTAAAAAAATATAAACTAAAATATTTGAAATACCAAAAAACATTTAGTATATTTGACATATAATTATAGATATGTTATATATTAAAGTAGACAGTAATAAGGGAATTGAGGGAGCTCTGAAACTGTATAAAAACAAGGTTCGTAATACCAAACAAATTCAGGAGTTAAGAGAAAGACAAGAATTTGTTAAACCCTCCGTTGTAAAAAGAAATCAACGTCTAAAGGCGACGTACATTCAACAAATTAAAAATGGTCTTGATTAAACAAGACCATTTTTTAATTGAGTAAGTCGATAATAATTGTATTTGGATAAATCCATCTCCTGAACCTCATCCTTCACTTTACTTAATTTAGTGGTTAAGTCGTTGTCGTTTGATTCACTTAAAAGTGAACCTACTCTATTAAGGATAGATTCTTTTAATTCTGTTGTTTTAGAAACTAAATCTTCATTTGATATTGAAAGAATAGTTTTTAGTTCTTCTTGTTGTTCTTCGTTTAAATTATTTGTATATAATACATTAAAGTTATTGGCTAAAACCGCGTGTAAAAGATTCTCATTTGAGGTATACGTATCTAATTGTGATTCTTTTATCTCTTTCTTTGTTGTTAAATGTTCTACTAATTTTTTCTTAGCGACTACTTTTTTATCAATGTTCTTTAAACTATCTTCTTCTAATAATTGGTCAATTGAGTCATATAACTCATTCTCATCAATTTGAGCGTTGTAAACTGACATATTAATAACCTCACAGAAGTCTTTAACTTTTGATGCTTTTTGTTTTAATATGTTACCAATTTCTTCAACATATAATCTTGCGACTTCTTTATCGTCAAAGTATTTGTTTTCGATTTCTTCATAAAACATATACATTTCTTTAAAGTCTTTATTTTTCTTAACTACTTTAATTAAGTTCTTAGTGTTATTCTTAAGTTCACCTTGCTCGTAAGCTTCGGTTATTGTTTTCAATAACTTGGATTTAATCTTCCCGAAATTGTTCATTTTTAATCGTTTAAAATATCTTTTATTTTTGTTTCTATTTCATAAATATTACGTTTCGCCTTATCCATATCAAATAAGTCATTAATTGATAAACTTTCGTCACCTAACATTCCTAATATTTTTGATTTTTTTGATTCACTAAGTGGTGCCTCTCCACCTGCATCAGCTGGTGGTGGTGGTGATCCTCCACCCATATCCATTCCACCTCCCGCAGGTGCTTCACCAGTTTGACCTGCAGCTTCTGCTGCTTTTCTTTCTTCTTCAGGTATACCATACTTGGCATCCACCTCATCGAATACACCCGAACGTTTAATAATGTTTTGAGTATTTGTTAATTCAAATCCCATTGCACGTTCTAAACGTTGTTGTTGTAAGTCAAGAATAACTTCTGAATCACTAAATCCAAGTATATTCTTTTTAGCCCAAGTATGTGAAACAGGTAAGATACCAACTTGTGATTGGTCCGAAGTTGCATCTTTATAAAGTGTAACCTTTTCTTTCCATTGTTCTATACGTAATAAATCAGATTGTGCCGATGGGTTTGTTAGTGATAATGTAAAATTATTCAATTCATCCTCTAACCCCATAAGGTATAAATGAACTAAAGCAATTTTATTTAATTCTTGAATTAATGATTTTTGTATTCTATTAATTGTTCTAGCAAAACGGATATCCATTAATGCTAACGTTTTACCTTCACCCACAACTTCTTCAAATCCTAAGAATGCTTTAGGGATACGTAATGCCGCTAATAGTTTCTTTTGGATATACTCAATATCAGCAATTTCACCTAAGTTTTGTGCTCCTGGTAAAGTTTCGATTGGGTTAGTTTGTGATGGGTCACGTACAGGGATAAAATAATCTTGGTCAACCGCCATCTGATTATATCTCATATCCACATTACCATTACGTGGATCTGCAATAGCGTCTCTTTTGAATTTACTTGCTACACGTTGTACATATGGTTCAATGTCTTTATCATCCATATTACCAACGAATACTTTGAATACACGTCTTTCAGGTGCTCTTGATGTTCTGTAAATTAACATCGCATCTTCAGCAAGTAAAAGTTGTTTCCAAATTCTTCTAATCTTGTCTAACATAGAAGTACCATAAGGTAGTTTTCTGTCATCACCCAATAATCTAAAGTGAGCAATCTCCCAAGCTTGAAATTCCATTTCTTTGTTCTTCCAAGTAAAACGTAGTTCTCTTGTTGGAGCTTTGGCATCAGACATTTGTCCAGGATTCTTAGATGCTGAACCCTCAATTCTTTCTATTTCGATGTTTGGTAATTGTTGTACTCCAATGATACCTTTTTCAGGGTCAATCTTTAAATAAACAAAATCATCACCGTACTTACATAAACCTCTCGCCCACATTTGTAGGTTTGTGTTTACGTCCAATTTATTAATAAATAAATCTTCTAATATTGTTTTAACTCTATCAGATTCGGAAAAGATAGTTAATATTTCTCCCTTTTCAGATAATGTTGTCGATTCTTCCGCGTAGATATCTAACGCCGCTGAAATTTCAGGAGTAAACTCCATAGATTCATAATCATAGTACGCGGCTAATCTATTTGGTTCGTAATAAACCGATTGGTTATATAGAGATTGGTCTAATTTAGCCCATTTATCGGCGACGTATTGACTTTGTTGAGCTTGCAACATAGCCTTTTCGTACTCTTCTCTATTGTCCGTCTTTAGTATTTGATCTTTAGAGAAATTAAATGAAGGTATTTGGTCCTTTTTTACCTGATTAGGGTAACCGAACATCCTTGTTAATTTCTGAAAGACTGTGTTATTATTCTCTGCCATCGTATATAAATAGTTTTCTTTATAATATAAACCTTTTTATTTAATTAGGAAACGTTATTTACTTTTTCCAAATAACCAAGAGAACTCACGATATTGGTCTTTTGGTACATTATGTGGATTATCCTTATGGAAAAAACTTGGGTCTGTTGCCATTGCCCCGATAGGGTCTAACGATGTACCATAAGAATAATGTGATTTATTCACTTCATATGTTCTCTCAGACATAGTCCAAGACTCTAACATCGCTTTGTTTGCGTTTTCTGTCTTTTCTAGTTGATTAAAACAAATATCTGCAGAATATAATGCCATAGATAAACTCATTATTGCATCATCATGAGAACCTTTCATGTGGTCAGGTCTACCATTCATATAAACAAACGTATTAAGTTCATTTAACAATCTATTTGACCTAACTTGAAATCCTTTCCTTAGAGCCTCTTCAAATGCCGCAACAATTTGAGTTCTTTTATTATTAAAGTTTAATCCAGGGATTTTATCTAGTGCTTTCTTATTATACTCCCAAATATTTTGAGTATTAATTCCGTCAATATAAAGATTCTTATAATTTAACTCCTGTAATTTTCTAGATGTCGCAACTCCCATACCTCCAGTAATATCAATTACAATAAAAGCGTTACCATATAAAATCCCCCATTTGTATGCAATTGATGCTAAGTCATCTGGTGGTATTTTACCGATATATTCAGCAACTTGTTCTCTATCGTCAAAATCTATAATATTAATAGATGAAAAATCCTCACTATCACCTCTACTAACGTCGACACCCATAATGTATCTATGACCGTTAATAGGTTCTTTCCATTGCCAAAACGTTCCTTGCATATACTTTTCAATAGGAACTCTAATCATATTCTTGGCGATATTTTCTTGAACGTCACCAGGAATAACACCATCTCCCGAACCTAAGAAGTCACATTCTAACTCTTGAGCAATCTTACGTCTATCGTATTTAAATTTCTTAGACATAGATTCAAACCAAGATGAGAATGGCTTATAACCTTGTTCTTCTAATTCTTGGTAATTAGTCATATCGAAATCATTAAGAACAACCTCATCGTCGTTGTATTGTTCCCTATTCAACATATAATGACATATGTCACTACATTTAACCCATCTTAAGTCTTTGGTATACCTTGGGTCTTTAAACCATCTTAAATCGGTTATATGGAAGTCATTAATACCTCTTAACGCTTGGTCATAAACACCGTAGTAAATTGGGTCGTATCCATTTGGAGTTGAGATAAGAATAATCTTACCACCCGTAGATAGGGACGCCATAGACGCCGCCCAAAAATCGTCACCCGCTTCAATATACGCGGCCTCATCAAATACAAGTACCGTTGGGGTAAAACCACGAAGTGCATCTGCGGACGTTGCGACCGCCTTAACTTCTGATCCGTTATTTAATCTAAATCTACTTTCTGAGTTTTTATCTGGTGAGAAAC